TTTGGGCCGACATACAGCCCTTGACGGGGCGCGAGCTGGAAAGTGCGCAGCGCATGGCCAGCGAAATTTCCCACCAAATCACGGTGCGGTATCAGGCAAGTCTGACCGATACCGGGGTGGTATCTGGATACCGCGCACTTTACAAAGCTCGGATCTTCAACATCCACGCGGCGTTGAACGAGGACGAGAGCAATGTACTGGTCACGCTTCTAGCCTCCGAGGGCTTAGATGATGGCTAAGTACGAGAGCGTTCAGATTGAGGGCCTTGATGCTTTGGCCAAGGCTTTGAAAGAGTTGCCTGATCGCGTGGCAAAGAACGGCCTGCGTGCTGCGGTCTATGCCGGAGCCAAGCTGATCAGGGATGAGGCCAAGTTGCAAGCTCCCGTTGCCACGGGCGATCTGGGACCCAACCAGCCACCGCCTGGCACTTTGAAGCGCTCGGTGATTTTGAAACAAATCCCTGAGTTGTCGAACAAGAACAAGCAGACCTTCTTTGTCACGGTTCGGCATGGCAAGAAGTACCGCAAGCAAGGCAGACGAGGCAACCTCTCGCAGGACGCCTGGTACTGGCGCTTTGTGGAGTTCGGGACCGTAAAGATGTCCGCGCGCCCGTTTCTGCGGCCTGCTTTTGACATGAAGAAAAACGATGCGCTAACGGCCATCAAGACACGGCTTGCTGAGCGCATCGAGCAAGCCGCACGCGAACTCAAAAAATGATTCAACAAGACCTTTTCGCGGCCCTCGCAGGTGTGGCCGTGGGAAGGGTGTTTCCGAATGTTGCGCCCAACAACGTGTCAAAGCCCTACGTGGTCTATGCCCGCGTATCCAGCGCACCAGAAAACACCCTGGCCGACGGCGCACCCATTGAAAACACCCGCCTGCAGGTGGACTGCTTTGACACCACCTACGCCGCCGCAGTTGCTTTAGCCGAGACGGTCAAGGCCGCCATGAAAAGCAGCGCCATCACCCACGTCTTGCTTCTTGAGCAAGACCAATTCGAGCCCGAGGCATTCCTGCACCGGGTGATTTTGGATTTTTCGATCTGGCACTAACTTTTAGGAGAACTCTATGCCAAGCACCGCCATCTCAGCCCAAGGCTCCACCGTCAGTATCGGCACAACCACCGGGTCGGCGCTCACCATCACTGCCGTCTCGCTCACCAACCCTTGCCGGGTCACGCTCTCAGCAGTCACCGCATTGAACAAGGGCGATGTGATCACTATCGCTGGCGTAGTTGGCACCACGCAGCTTAACGGCAACAGCTTCGTTGTTCAGTACATCGAACCTACGACCAAGATCGTCACCCTCGCTGGACTGGACGCGACTGGTTATACGACCTACACCAGCGGCGGCACTGCAACCCCTGTGCAGTGGACCAAGATTTCCAACGTCAAGAGCTACAGCGGCTTTGACGGCTCAGCCTCCGAGATTGAGCGAACCAACTTTGACTCGACGGCAAAGGAATTCATTCTTGGTCTCTTTGATCCGGGTGCCTTTGCCATCGAGGTCGATCAGGACAACAGCGATGCAGGCCAACTGGCCCTGATGACTGCCCTGGTGACCGGCGTGGCCAAGAGCTTCAAGTTACTTCTGCCCAACGGCAACACCGCAACCTTCACCGCCTACGTGAAGAAATTCAACAGCCAAGGCGCGGTGGATCAGGCGATCCGGCGCTCAGCTGAACTGCGCATTTCCGGCTCGATCACCTGGGCTTAATTTTTCCAAGGACTCCTATGACACTTCTTTCCAAAACCGCCATCCTTTGCGCCAACGACCTTCAAACAGAGGACGTCGATGTCCCCGAATGGGGTGGTTCCGTGCGTGTTCGCAGCTTCACCGGTCGCGAGCGTGATGCCTTTGAGGCCAGCATGGTCCGTGGCGAGGGCAAGGACCGTAAGGTTGATCTCACCAATATGCGTGCGCGTCTGGTTGGGCTGACTGTGATTGATGAAGGTGGCCAGCGTCTGTTCACCGACGATGAAGTTGATCTGCTCGGTGCCAAATCTGGCGCGGCACTGGACCGGGTCTTTGCCATTGCGCAAAAGCTCAATGGCTTGTCCGGCGCAGATGTGGAGGAACTCACAAAAAACTCCAGCGGCGTCCCGAGCGCCGTTTCTACTTCCGACTCTGCCTTGCCCTTGGATTCCAACACCCTGACCATCTCCTCGCAAGCCTGAGTTCACAGCAGGTTGCGGAGTGGATGGCGTTTGCCTCTCTGGAAGGCTTGCCGGACATGCGGGCCGACTTTGGCTTCGGTCAGGTCTGCGCCACGCTGGCCAACGTCCACCGCCGAGAAGGTCAGGACGCGTATCAGGCCGATGACTTTATGCCGGGACTGCGAACTGCAGAGCCTGCCACCACCAAGGATGCCGATGCCCCGCCCGATGCGGAGGCGCACAGCCGTTTGATCTCAGCCCTCTTGGGCAAAAAGGAATAAATCTCCCATGGCAACCCTCGCCAGTCTCGTGGTCAGCCTCGAGGCCAATGTCGCTCGCTTTGAATCCGACCTGAATAAGGCCGAGTTCATGGCCAAAAAAGCCATGGACACCATCGGCAATGTGTCGGAAACCGCCATGAAGGCGGTCAAGGGCGCAGTGATGGCCATGGCGGCGGCATACACCTTTGATGCCTTTGCCGACGGCATCAAGGGGGCGATTGCGTCGGCGGGTGAACTCGACCAGATGGCTAAGAAGACCGGCGCGACGGTTGAAGCCCTCTCAGGCTTGAAGTCGGCAGCCAAACTCTCGGGAACCAGCTTGGAAGAGGTTGGTGGCGGGCTGCAAAAGCTCTCCAAAGCCATGTTCGAGGCAGCAGGCGGCAGTCAAAAGCAGTCCGACTTATTCAAATCGCTTGGCGTTGAGGTCACCGATTCTTCTGGCAAGTTGCGCGACTCGGGTGAAGTCATGCTGGATCTGGCCAAAAAGCTCGACTCCATGGACAGCAGCACCCAGGCGGTGGCCACAGCCCAGATGCTGCTGGGCAAACGCGGCGCAGAACTGCTTCCGTTCATGCAAGACTTGGCTGAGATCGGCGAACTCAACGCCAAGGTCACGTCCGAGATGGCAGCCGAAGCAGACATGTACGAGAAGAACCTCGTGCGCCTGGAGGGCAGAAAGAAGTCGCTCTACAACACCATTGCCTCGGCCTTGCTTCCGGTGATGCGTGACTTCACCGATGCCTTGTTGGCTTCAGGCAGCATGACCGAGCGCCTTAACGACACCGCCAAGCAACTCAAGCAGGACAACGTGATTGAGACCTGGGCGCGTGAAGGCTTGCGCGCAGTGGCTGCCTTCATCGACATCTTCGACGCTTGCGTTCGGATTGTTCGCATTGCCGGTAACGCAATTGCAGCCACCGGGGCGGACATCGTTTCGGTCCTGGCTTTCATGGACGGCATTGGCGCAGAAATGATCAGTGAGAAGTCACTCGATCCGGTCAAGCGCCGTTTTGAAACGCTGACCTCAGACCTCAAGAGCCACGCCGAGTCCTTCAATGAGGACATGGTCAAGATTTGGACCGCGCCGCTGTTTCTCACCAAACTCGACGAGCAGTTTGCCCAGCGTGATGCGGGGCTGAAAAAGCCCGTCGAGTCAGCCAAGCGCTCGTTTGCCATTCCAGACCAGCGGCCTGACAAAACCAGCCCGTTTGATTCGTATCTGGACTCGCTCAATGTCGAAGCCATCAAAGACAAACTGGGCAAGTACGAGGCGATGATCGAAAAAGGCCGCCTGCTGGCGGTCAAGGAAGGCCGTCTGGGTGACATGGCCAAGGTGACGGCCACGGTGTCGAGCATCCAGTCGATTGATGAGGGCAAACGTATTGATGCTTTCGCCCACAGCCTGGATGTTGCCAACCAGCAGTATGAGTTTCAAAACACCCTGATTGGACTGAACGCCCGCGACCAAGCGCTTGCTACTGAGGGCCGCAAGAACTTTCTGGCTGTTGAACAGCAAATCTGGGATGCAGAAAAGAACGGCTCCAAGCTGTCTTCAGAGGCCCAGCAGAGATTGCGCGCTGAGGCTACCAAGTCAACAGCCGCCCTGGTGCAGGCCGTTAATGAGCGTTTCGATGCCCAACAAAAGTTCGATGAGACCAAGCGCATCAATGCCTTTACGCACAGCCTGGAGCAAGCCAACGAGCAGTACATCTTTCAGACCGATCTGATTGGAATGAACGCCCAAGCGCAGGAAATTGCCAACGTCAAGCGCAAGAACTTTCTCGCGGTCGAGCAGCAAATCTGGGATGCCGAGCAAAGCGGCACTAAATTAACAGCAGACACCCAGCAGCGCCTGCGCTATGAGGCCGTCAAATCCACGGCAGTCATGGTCAAAGCGATTGAAGCCCGATGGGATGCTGAGCGCTCGTGGGAGATGGGCGTTACCAAGGCACTCAACAACTACATCGACACCGTCACCAACGCGGCTGCTCAGTCCGAGCGCCTTTTTACGAATGCGTTTAAGGGCATGGAAGACGCGCTGGTGAGCTTTGTGCAGACCGGCAAGCTCGACTTCAAGAGCCTGGCCAACTCCATCATCGCGGACCTGATTCGCATCCAGATTCAAAACAGCATCATGAAACCACTGGCGCAAGCGACCAGCGGCATGTCGCTCTCAGGAATGTTCAGCAGTGCCGGGAACTTTCTGTCGGGCCTGTTCAAGGCTGATGGCGGCCCGGTCGCAGGTGGTCAGCCCTACATCGTGGGCGAGCAAGGCCCGGAGTGGTTTGTGCCCAATGGCGCAGGAACAATCGTTCCCAACGGGAAGTCACCCAGCACCCCAGTCGGCAGTGACAGCAGCACGGCCACAGCCCAAGCGCCAATCAACATCAATTTCTCGGTTCGAGCCATGGATGCACGAAGTTTCCAGTCTGCGATGGTGCAAAACAAGGCCGTGGTGGTGGGCATCGTGAACCAGGCGCTCAACATGCGCGGACGCTATGGGATCACGGGATAAGTCATGAGCGGCACCTTTCCCCTGACCCCAGCGCCCAGCGCCATCAAGATTCAGTCTTATCAGCCCACACGCGTGTCGATCTCGCACAACCTGCGCCGCAGTGTTCGTACCAACGGCGCTCAGCGTTGGGTGATCACTGCCGACTGGGTGGGTTTGACCCGTGCGCAATTCGCACCGATTCAGGCCTTTGTTGTCGCCCAACGCGGCCAGTGGGACAGCTTCACCGCTGTGCTGCCTGCGCACAAACTGCCTCAAGGCGTGGCCACTGGCACGCCGCAGATCAACGGTGCTAACCAACAAGGCAGAAGTCTGTCGACGCGTGGCTGGACGGCAGGACTTACTGGTGCCCTTAAAGCGGGTGACTTCCTTGGCATCACAGGCCAGACCAAGGTCTATATGGTCACCGCTGATGTGAATGCCGATGCCTTTGGCCTGGCTACCGTTGCGATTGAGCCAGCCTTGCTGGCGGTGCCTGCCGACGGCGCAGTGATTACCGTGCGCAACGTGCCGTTCACGCTGGCTTTGGGCGCAGACACCATGGAGTCTGCAGTGGCTCCTGGGTCGATTTACAACTTCAGCTTGCAGTTGGTGGAGGCCTTTTAATGGATCGCGGCGCAAGTTCAGAATTCATCGCCGAGATCCTCAAGTCAAGCAACCAGCCTGTCTATTTGGTTGAGGCCTGGTTTGACGACGGCACCATCCGTATGACGGACGCCTGGATCAACGTGCTGTGGAGCACCAATACCTATACGGCCAACGGTCACTTTCTCGGGTTCTCCGGTCTGTCAGAGACCAGTGACATGAGCATCCCCAATGTCACGGTGCAAGTCTCGGCAGTGGACCAGACCTGGATTTCGATTGCACTGTCCAAGCCTTATATCGACCGGCGCATCGCCATCTACAAGGGTTTTCTGGATTACCGCCTGGCCATCATCAGCAACCCCTTGCTGGTGTTCGATGGTCGGATTGACAGCATGGAAATTTCCGACGACCCGAACAACGGCACCTGCACGATCGCCGTGACTGCCAGCTCGCAATGGGTGGATTTCCAACGCACGCCGGGCAGACACACCAACGACCCGGAAGAACAGATCTGGTTTCCGGGCGACCGGGGATTTCAGTTCGTGACCAATATCAACCGTGAAATCAAGTGGGGGTCTCTTTGAGCTACACGTATGCGCGCATCCCCATCGGCATGGCTACGAGAGAACTTCAAACATTGGCCGAACGCGAGTACGAGGAAGTCGGCCAGAAGGATCTCGATCGTCTGAACGTCGACTGGGCTCGCTACGGCGAACTCGATGCAGCCGGGAAACTTGCCACCTTCATCGCCAAACGCAATGGTGTGATTGTGGGCTACGCCGCATTCATCGTGCAGACCCACATCCATTACCAGGACGCACTGGTCGCCGCCAACAGCGCCGTGTATGCCGTGCCCGAGGTACGGGCCGGGCGTGTCGTTCTGAAGCTGCTGCGCTTTGCCGAGATGGGCCTCAAAGCCCAGGGCGTGCAAAAGATTTATTACCACGTCAAACAGACCAAAGACTTCGGTCGCCTGCTCGA